CTAGTTCCATCTCCGCTTCTTCTAAAACTTTTACTGCTTCCAGGTAAGTAGACACACCGTGTACAGGATGTGGCTGACCTAGCTTGTACTTAAGGCGCACCTTAGAGTTATAAGGTACTTCACCTCTGTAAGGATTACCTTCAGCGTCAAATGTCCGTACGTCGTACTTTGATTTGAACTTACGCTGCTTAGCACCTTGGTAGTCCTTGATCTTAACACCTAGTGCCGCTAGTTCACTGGCGTCGTCCTCTGTCATAGTGATAGTCATAGAGAATTGACCAGTGTCCTGACCGTTGAACACGTCGTGCTCAGTTAGGTTACTAAAGTTACAAATGCCTTCGATTGTTGCCATTGGAATAATCTCCGTTTCTACTTGGGTTGCGACTAGATCCTCTCTAGCCATACTAATATTATACCACACTATAGCCTCCAGTCAAATCATATTCACGTACTCGTCATTAATAATGGTTTGAACATGGATGTACCCTTCAGGCCAGTACGTGTAGGACTCCTTAAGTGCCTTGGCTGTCCTATGTACCGCAGCTTCAAAGTGTTCAAACATTCCTAGCTCTTCTTTGTAGTACCAAAAGGGAATACGTAGGACTGGCTCAGCTGGTCCGTTGTATTCGTAGTACACTATTATCTCTGCGTCGTTGCCTACAGGACCATCATTACCAAACATTTTTGCCTGTTTGTTATCCGGTTGTTTCACGTTAGTCGTCCTCCGGTGTTGGAAAGGGGTCACTCACTTTGTCCAGGAATATCTCAAAGTCGGACCTACTGATTTTCACAGTGTCGCTAGGAGCCTCTCTAGCGTCCATCTCAAGCTTAAAAACAAAAGGTATACCACCATAAGGGTCACACCTCATAATCTCGTTAGCGACCTCTCTGGCCTCACTGAAGCCTAGTCGATAGATGGAGTAGTCACCTCCAGTCACTTCGTACACACTAAACTCGTCTCTAATCATACTTAAGTTGTCTCCTGTTGTACTTCTGAAGTACTAATGTTGTTTACTACTTCTGTTTACTACTTTGGTTTAACTACTTTTGTTTACTACTAATGTTTAACTACTTCTGTTTACTTCTAAGGTACTACATAGGTACTACTTTAGTAGAGGGTATCATAGTCCTCATCATTTGTCAAGAATAAATCCTCAGTAATAGTACCAATGCTGTCTACATTAGTATCTATAGAAGAAAATAAGCAGTTGTTGCATAGATCAATAAAGTTTCCTTGGTTGTCTTTCTTTAACAATTCTTTTTCTTCCAATATTCGATCACATGCTTTACATCTCATACGTTTTTCCAGTCGTCTCCGTAGATGTCCAACATGTTGCGCTCTAGGTCGCTCTTGTCCATCTCTTTAAGCTTTTGTTTCACCTGAAGTCTAAACATTTCAACTTCATAGTCCTCAATCATAGCCATCATGTAGTCCATTTCAGCAACACTAAAGTAGTCTGTTGGGTCTGGTGGCAGCATTTGTTCAACCATTGTTGATTCTCCCTGTTAAGTACTTCCAGTGTTTAATTGCGTCTGCTAACTCTTGGATGTGCTTAAGTTGCTTTTGGTGTTCCTGGTTTAGTTCCTCAGTGGTTAACACCAGGTTAGCTATAGTGGTGTCCATGGCGTCAAAGTCTGGCTCTGGTTCAGGGTCTCTGTCGTAGTCCCTGTAAATGCCTTTGCCTTCCACCATGTTGTCATAGTCGTCCTGCCAGATGTCTACTAGTTCTCTTGCCATCTTTAGTTCTCCTTTGCTCCTACGTACCTGTTAAGCTTACCTGCTCGCTTTAACTTTTTCAATGCTGTGTATTCCGTGTGTTGGACTTCAGCACGTGTCATGTTCAACGCTTTGGCTACTTCTTCCTGTGACATGAAATAGTCACTATATTGCCTCCTTTTCTTCAAAAGTACCTCCAGTAATATTTACTAATTTCACACCTAAACCATGCAACAGACAACACATAGGTATATCTAAAGTTGTCATGGCTTGGTATGTACATTACTTGTAACATAGGTTTAGACGAAAAGTAAAAGTCTGTTTTATAATCACAAACTGTGTTCATTAGTTACAGTCCTAAATAAATCAGCCCAAGCATAATAATTACTATTGCTGCGCCACCAAAATTCATTATAAATTTATCTTCCTTGCTCAACATTTCCTGGTTGCTCCTTTGGGTTTCCTAGTTCGTATTTCGTACGCCTTAAGTACCATTGACGTGATGCCAAAGCCTACCAAAAGAATCACAACGTCCCACCATGGCTGCCATTGTTCAAACATGGTCCAGAACTCCCATAGACTGTGCAAACTCTTTGCGTGTGTTAAAGTCCTCTAAAGCGTCTCCAGCGTCACTGTAGATCAACATGTTGCCCACGTAGTCACCGTCCTGTCTCCAGACTATGTGAGCATTGTTTATGCCTGAGTAGCCACAGAATACTTTAGTTTTACCCTGGTTCATGTCAAAGCTTGTAAAGCAGTCAATAGTGTCTTTCACTGTACTAGCTCCTCTAGTTGTGACTGCGGTACCTCTAACGCTTCAGCACCATTTAGCCACTGGTTAATGTGTTTGGTAGTGGTAACGCTAAACTTTTGGTTTGTGCGGATGTAGCCTCTGTTTGGTAACCATGCTGCTACTGGTGTCTCATAGCTAAACAATACGTCCATCTTGCCAGTGTGTAGGTCATAGGTGACTTGTGTTTTGTTGCTGCCTAGTTGCTTGAGTTTCATTGGTTAGCCCTCTAATTCAATTAGTTTATCTACCAGTTTTTGATCTAGTGTTTGATATTGAATGACTGTAAACAAACCATTGTTGTAAATCCTCTCAAAGCTTTTGTCTAGCCTTTTAAGCTCCTTTAGTGTTTGGGCCTTGTTTAGTTTGTACAGTGCTGCTTGATAAGTTGTCATTATGCTACTTCCTCCAGTTGATCTCGCACAAGGTCAAGTGCGTCGTCTATCAGCTCTGCGTTAAATTGCTCTAGCTCTTCTGTGGTGAGACTGTTGGTCATGTGTTGACGTACCGTTGATGTGCTGCAGTCGTACTCGTGCGCTATGTAATCACAAAACTCACAAATAACATAACCTCGTATAACTTTTGGTTTGTCATGGTGACGTGATAACATAAATACGTTGTCTTGATAATGTTCAAACCCTTTATATGACCCATCAAGCCAACACCGGAAAAACCTTCTTAATGGTGTGTTGCAGTCCTTGATGCTCTCTTGCAGGTATTGAGTGTCTAAGCTTTGAAGTTTCTTTGTCATGTTGTGTTGCTCCTGTTGTGGTAAAGGCCGCTTACGCAGCCTCTTCGGTTTTTGTTCCGTATGCTTCTGCCAGCATCTTACGTCGCTTGCGTTCTGCTAAAGCAATCTCCGCACAGTCGTCGCTTACGTCTTCGCCGTACATACAAAGAGTTAATCTACCTAGTAAAATACTCAGTTCTTTATCTGAATATGTGTGCAGGTTTGTCAAAATGTCTATGCTTATGTTGTTCATGATAATGATTCTCATTTAGGGTGGCTTCGGTCCCTGTCTCGCCATGTGTTTAGATTAGGTAATACTATTTTCTAAGTCCAATATTAATTTTAAATATTGAATCACCATTGCATTTATTTCATGAATAACTATTGACAATGCCTGGTGTTTGGTTTACTCGCGTGCGCGTGTGTAAATATAAGTAGGTCTAAAGGGACCAACATAGGCTCACACACTTGTCAACCCAGCACACCAACAAAAGTTATCCACAAGTTGTCCCCATGTTGCACCTCGTGCAAGAATCATGCCAACTCCAGCGGTTAACACGAGTTGCTGCCCGTGTCAACTGTGCAAATTAACACTTGACTTCTTTGGTTTCCTGGTGTAAATTCAAGGCGGGGGCCCGTGTTGCCGTTGTATAACTATAGTTGTAGCTACCTAAGCACAAAATAAGCCAAAATTAGAAAAAATAACGGTAATTACTGCTCATGTAACCTATTGTTTACACTAGTAAAACTGCTACTTTGTAAAATAACTAAAAAATAACTTGACTTTTGTGTAAACTTGTGTTATACTATAGTTGTAATTAGGGATAATTTTAATCATGACTCAAGAAATAAAAAAAAGAGGTCGTGGTAGACCCCGAAAGTCAGAAGTAGCTGCTGTTAAGCCAGGTAACAAGGGCAAAGTAGGCCGACCAAAGGGTGACGCAGCGATAATCAATGAATACAAAGCACGTATGTTGGCATCACCTAAGTCACGACTGGTGTTGGAGACTATTTTTGATGCTGCTTTGGACAACGACCATAAGAATCAGGCTGCAGCTTGGAAGTTAATTATGGACCGTATGTTGCCTGTAGGTGCTTTTGAAAAAGACGTAGTAAAGGACACCGGTAGAAACGCTATTCAGATCAACATTAGTGGCGTTGGTACTGCTGAGGTCTCAACACCTGACATTATTGAAGGAGAAGTAGTAGATGAGTCTTAAGTACTTCACACGAGAAGAATTTGACTGTCAGGTTACAGGCACCAACAACATGGAACGAGAGTTTCTAGAAAAGTTAGACGAGTTACGTGAGGCATGTGGTTTTCCTTTTGAAGTCACGAGTGGCTATAGGCATCCAACCAAGCATCCTATAGAGGCTAAGAAAGACGTACCTGGTACTCACGCACAAGGCATCGCGGCGGACATAAGAATAACAAACGCCGCTGATCGCCTTATGATTGTAACCAAAGCCATTGAACTTAAGTTTACTGGCATTGGTATTGACAAAGGTTTTGTACATGTAGACACACGTGGTACAACACCTGTTATGTGGACTTATTAATATGAAGTTTTCACACGGTGACGCACTAACGGCTGGTTCTAGTAACACAATACTAAACGTGCCTGCTGGTTACGACGCTATAGTTACTTACTTGTTTATTTCCAATACAACAGGTAGTAGTAAAAATATTGATGCTCGTTGGGTACACAACAGTGTCAACATTGATTTTTTATCAGGTAAAAACGTAGGGTCAGGAGAGTTCCTAGAGTTCGGTGGACAGTTTGGTGAGTTCCTTGTAGCAAAAGAAGGTGACACCTTAAGTCTTACTCCAGAAGCTGCTTCTACGTTTGTCAGTATTATTTCTTTTGAATTAGTACCAGCAACACCAAGGTTAAACTTTTGACTGACCTAAACATTGAGTTACTGCCTTGGCAACAACAGGTCTGGGCAGACGACACACGTTTTAAAATAGTAGCTGCTGGGCGACGTACGGGTAAGTCTAGGTTAGCAGCATGGATGTTAATTGTTAACGCACTACAGGCGGACAGAGGTCATGTATTTTACGTCGCACCTACTCAGGGACAAGCCAGAGACATCATGTGGCAAACCCTGCTGGAACTTGGGCACCCTGTTATTAGTGGTAGTCACATTAATAATTTGCAAATTAAGCTTGTTAACGGTGCTACCATCAGTCTCAAAGGTGCAGACCGACCAGAAACAATGCGAGGTGTCAGCCTTAAGTTCCTAGTGTTGGACGAGTACGCAGACATGAAACCTGACGTATTCGAGCAAATCCTTAGACCGGCACTTGCCGACCAGAAGGGCTGTGCGATGTTCATTGGGACACCAATGGGTCGCAACCATTTTTATGAACTGTTTAAGTATGCGGAGCTAGGCGACGATGAAACTTATAAAGCGTGGCACTTTACAAGCTATGACAATCCGTTGTTGGACCCAAGTGAAATCGACATTGCGAAAAGGTCTATGTCTTCTTATGCGTTTCGTCAGGAGTTTATGGCGAGCTTTGAAGCGCGTGGGTCAGAGATGTTTAAGGAGGATTGGGTTAACGTTAGTGAAGTGAAGCCGGACGTAGGAGATTACTACATTGCTGTTGACTTGGCGGGATTTGAAGAAGTCAATAAAAAAAGAACCAAAAATAGTAAGCTTGAC